TCGCTAGGCGCAAAGGCACCGCGCAGAGCGTCTACGACGTGATCGCCAGCTTCGGCGGTTCGGTGGTGCTCACCGAGTGGTGGGAAATGGAACCGCCCGGCATCCCGCATACCTTCCGCATGCAGCTCACCGTATCCGGTGTCAACGGCGAGCCGGCCAGTGCCGAGTTCGTCGACGACGTGATCGCCGAGGTTAGCCGCACCAAGCCCACACGCAGCCATTTCACCTTCGAGCAGGTGGCCACACTGACCGGTCGCATTCGCGTCGCCGCGTTCATTCGCCCCTGCATCTATGCCCGCCTGAACCTGTACGCCGAGGCCGCCGCACCATGACCGCACTCAAGATCACCGTTACCGCTGCCGGCCGCGCGGCATTGAGCAATGCCTCGCACGACGGCACCGCACCTACCAAGATCACCAGCGTCGGCGTCACCGCCACCAGCTTCACGCCGCTACCCACGACGGCCGTCATCCCCGGCGAGATCAAGCGCATCAGCACGATCAGTGGTGGTGCGGTTGCCGCCGATACGTTGCACGTGACCATCCGCGACGACAGCACTGACAGGTACAGCGTGCGCGGCATCGGCCTGTACCTGACCGACGGCACGCTGTTCGCCGTGTACAGCCAGGCTAACGATCTGCTGCAAAAGAGCAGCCAGGCCACCATGCTGCTCGCCGGCGACGTACAGTTTGCCGACATCGACGCTGCCAGCCTTACGTTCGGCGACACGAACTTCCAGATGAGCTTGGCCACTACCGACGTCGCCGGCGTGGTAAAGCTTGCCAGCGATGCGGCCACCATCACCGGCACCGATCCCCAGCTCGTAGTCACGCCGAAAAGCCTGATGGCTGCGCTCAATGATCGCCTCGGCGCCGGTGCGCCGAGCAGCTTCGTCAAGACGCTACTCAACAAGGTCAGCGCGCTGGCGTTCGTCACCGCACTGGGCATTCGTGGCGCTGCCTCCTACGACACCGGATCCAATAACGGGCTGGATGCGGATCTGCTCGACGACCAGCATGGCGCCTATTACCTCGACTACCGCAACCTGACCAGCGTGCCGGCCACGTTCACCCCGGCCCCTCACCAGCACTCCGCTGGCGATATCATCAGCGGCACGCTGGTGGTGGCGCGCGGCGGTACCGGAGCAGGCACCTTCACCGCCGGTAATTACCTGGTCGGCAACGGCGCCGGCGCACTCGCAGAAAGGACGCCAGCGCAGGTGCTGGCCAATATCGGCGCTGCCGCCGTTGTGCACTCGCACCCTATTTCCGACATCAACGGTCTGCAGCCAGCACTGGATGCGCGTCCTCTGCAGACGAACGTCACCGCGCAGATCACTGCGGCAGTGAATGCACTAATCAACGGCTCACCGGGCGCACTGGATACCCTGAAAGAGCTGGCCGACGCCATGGGCGATGATCCTAACTTCGCAGCGACGATGACGAACGCGCTCGCGGGGAAAGCGTCACTAGCTGGTGCGGCATTTTCTGGCGCCGTCAGCGCGCCAACAATGAGCACCATTAACTACTTATTCGGCGCAGACGCGAACGCGCTAATTTATCTCGCAGGCCCTGGTGCTGTAGGCATTCGGTCGGCTGGCGGTTATTTCAGTTTCGACGCAGCGGGCAACTTCAATGCTCTGAACGGCAGCATTACTACGGTCGGCGGACTCACGGTAGGCCAGCGGATTATTTCTTCCACATCCGTACTCGCACTGAGTCCGGCAGCGGCCGGCACGGTTGCGCTGCGCCCGAACGCGGGCACCACGACGGGGCAGCTATCCGTCGACTCCACCGGACTGACTTCCCTGGTCACGCTCGCGGCATCCGGCGCGATCACGGGCGCCAGCGTTCGTGCTACCGGCACCGTCATGGCAGCTGGCGGTTTTCAGGTCGGCTAAACCCTTCGCAGTACAGTCAAGGAATCAACGTGGACAACACCAACAACGCGCGCATTCGCACCCTCGCGCCAGGCATCACGGCGGAAATGATCGCCGAGCAAACGCACCTGTTCTATGACCCCTCAACCGGCGGAGGTTATGCATCGTTTCAAGCGCGGGAGTGCCTGTACGTAGATGGTCAGCATCAGGCCCCGATGGGCGACTACGACATCCTGCAGGTGCAGATCGGCGATATCGTCGCGCAGCAGTTCGGCGCCGGCCTGGTCGACCCGGTAACGGGCGCAGACCTGTCGACTATCAGCACCGCCGGCCTGATGGTGGTCATCAAAGCTGCGTACGACGCGTTGTACAACGCTCGCGCTGTGGCGCTGGCGGCGGCAGCGGCGTAATGGCTTCAGGTTATCGCAATGCTGCTGGCGTCGACTTTGACGACTTGTACGACCCTGACGTCGTGGGCGACGGGCAGAATGTTGGAAACTATCGAAAATCAAACGGCGTCGGCGTGCAGTACGCGAATATCAAATACGGCGTTAAGGGTCCGGACGTCGGTTACCGCACGCCAGGCGGTGTCGATCTGTCGACGTTCTGGGCGAAAAAAGGTTCGACCGGATATTCGCTGCCGATCAATGGTGCCAGTTACGGCGCTGCTGTTACCACGTCCGGCGCCTCAAAGCAGGCTTCATTGCAATTTCAGGTGGCGACAAGTGGCTATTTGGTTTCAAAGAACGAGGCCGGCACCGTTACAAATCTCGCATCGGGCGCACTGCCGGCGGGCGCGGTGTCCATGCAGTTCACAGATGCGTGGCTAAACGCCGCGTCAGATACCGGAGCCGGCACCGTTACCAATGGCGCCGCTGGGTACATGTCGATTGCAGGCACCTATACAAGCATCACGGTGGCTATGGCAGCTTCCTCCGGACTCGGCACGAAGCAAACAACTCACAGCATCGGCATCAACTTCAAGAACAGCGCCGGGGCGGTCATTTCATCCACCACCGTCAAGTTCGTTTGTTCCGCTGCCGGCTTGTAAAACATCCAAACTCGGTGGCGATGTACCAGGCCACTGGTACACCGCTGCCGCCTCGCCAGCGCGCGCGTGGCATCCGCAACATGCCGGCATGGATCAGCTCGTCGAAATCTCCCGTCTGCTGCAGAACATTCTGCGTTTCGGCACGGTTGCATCCGTCAATCATGTGGCCCGCCAGTGCACGGTGCGTACGGGCTTGCTGGTTACCAAGCCGATGGGGTGGCTCGTTGCGCGCGCGGGTGACGCGGTAACCCAGTGGGCGCCAAGTGTGGGCGAATCGGTCATGGTGTTGTGCCCCGGCGGCGATCCGGCACGCGGTCGTGTGCTGCCAGCGCTTTGCTCGGATGAAACGCCGCTACTGCCTGGCAGCGATACAGCCAACGTCACTCGCTACCCCGACGGTGCGCTCATCGGCTACGACCCCGAATCGCATCAGCTGAATGCCGCGCTCCCCGAGGGCGGCAAGGCCAACATTTCTGCGTCGGGCGGCCTGCAAATTACGGGCGACACCAACATCACCGGCAAGCTGCGTGTCAGCGGCGACGTCAACGTCGATGCAACGCTAACCGCGACCACAGACGTCATGGGCGGTGGCAAGAGCCTCAAGGGCCACGACCACATGGTGGTTGCCGTGGGCAGTCCGACGAGTCCACCCCGCTAATGCGCGGCATGGATCGCCATACCGGCAAGCCGCTCGATGGACTCGCGCACCTGCAGCAGTCCATCGGCGACATTCTCGGCACGCCGGTCGGCTCGCGTGTGATGCGCCGCCCCTACGGTTCGCTGCTGCCATTCCTGATCGACCAGCCCTACAACACCGCCACGCAGATTCGTCTGGTCGCTGCGACCGCCACCGCGCTGATGCGCTGGGAACCGCGCATCAGGTTGTCTCGCGTGTCGATGGATTTGGGCGAGCAGCCCGGTCAGGTCGTGTTGACGCTGGACGGCGTGCGTACTGACACACCCGTTGCCCAGCCCGGCTCTATCACCGTCCCCCTGCAACTCAGCGCCGTGACATCGGCATAACCACTGGCATCACCCGAGGATTCATCATGCCCAACGATTACCACCACGGCGTCCGCGTTGTCGAAGTCACCAGCGGCGGCCGCACTCTGACCGTCCCTTCCACCGCAGTCGGCGGCCTGATCGCCACCGGTGAAGATGCCGATGTCGGCATGTTCCCGCTTGACACGCCGGTATTGATCACTGATGTGCAGGCGGCCATTGGCAAAGCCGGCACCGCCGCCAATGGAACCCTGCTGCAGGCCCTGCAGGGCATCAACGCGCAGAGCAATCCTCTGGTGATCGTGGTGCGCGTGGCCAAGGGTATCGACGATGCTGCGACCAGCAGCAACGTGATCGGCACCACTGACCTTAATGGCCGCCTCACCGGCATGCAGGCGTTGATCGGCGCGCAGGGCCGCCTGGGCGTCAAGCCACGCATCATCGGTGCGCCGGGTCTGGATACGCAGGCCGTCGCGGTGGCGCTGGCCATCGTGGCGAAGAAGCTGCGCGCGCGTACCTATGTCTACGCCCACGGCGCCACCAGCGTCACCGAGGCGATCGCGTATCGCGCGAATTTCAGCCAGCGCGAAGTGATGGTCATCTGGCCCAACTTCATGGCGTTCGACACCGTCGCCAATGCCGACGTCGAAGTACCCGCGGTGGCATATGCGATGGGACTACGGGCACAGATCGACGAGGCGCAGGGCTGGCAGAAAACCATCAGCAACGTCGCCGTCAACGGCGTCACCGGCATCAGCCGCGACGTGCACTGGGATCTGCAAGATCCGGCCACCGATGCCGGCGTTCTCAACGCGGCCGGCGTCACCACCCTGATCAATTCGCAGGGCTTCCGCTTCTGGGGCAACCGCACCTGCTCGGATGATCCGGACTTCGTATTCGAGTCGGCCGCCGCCACCGCCATGATTCTGGCTGACACCATCGCCGACGGTTTCCTGTGGGCGGTGGACAAGCCGATGTACCCGAGCCTGGTGAAGGACATCATGGAGACCATTAACGGCAAGTTCCGCGATCTGGTATCCGGCGGTTACATCATCGGCGGCAATGCCTGGTACGACGCCAGCGCCAACGATGCCACCACCCTGTCCGGCGGCAAGCTGACGGTCGACTACGACTACACGCCGGTGCCGCCGCTGGAGGATCTGCTGCTGCGCCAGCACATCACCACCTCGTACCTGGTCGATTACGCCACGGCGATCAACGCCTGACCGAGTGCGGCCGCTCCGGCGGCCGTATTCCCCTACCTAGAGGAACCCCGTCATGGCCCTGCCAAGCAAGCTCAAGAACTTCGCGTATTTCAGCGACGGCACCAACTACGCCGGCAAGATCCCCGAGATCGCTCTGCCCAAGCTCAGCCGCAAGATGGAAGAGATCCGCAACGGCGGCATGGACGGCAGCGTCGAGGCCGACATGGGCGGCGAACTGCTCACACTGGAGGTCACCGCCGGCGGTCTCGCACGCGACATGCTGCGGCAGTTCGGCGCCACCAGCGCCAATGCCTACCTGTCCCGCTTCGCCGGTGCCTACCAGCGCGACGATACCGGAACCACCGATGCGGTCGAGGTAATCGTGCGCGGCCGTCCGAAAGAGATCGACATGGGCTCCGCCAAGCCCGGCGACGATACCTCGCACAAGTTCACGATCACCTGCTCGTACTACAAGTTGGTGATCAACGGCCGCACCGAGATCGAGATCGATCGCCTCAACTTCATCTTCAACGTCGGCGGCGTTGATCGCCTGGCAGATCAGCGCCGCGCCATGGGCCTGTAACCCTTCATCAGTGGCACCCCGTTACGCCGGCCACGGCCCCTTCGTGCGCCGGCGGTTTTTTCAATCACCACCTATCTCATCGGAGAGAACCATGTCCAAGACCACCGATATCCCCGCACAGGTCGCCAACACCGTTACGGCACCGACCGTCGTTCATCTCGACTCGCCGATCGCACGCGGCGATCAGATCATTGCCACGCTCACGCTGCGCCGCCCCAAGTCCGGTGAGTTGCGCGGCGTCTCCCTGGTCGAACTGACCCAGATGGATGTCACCGCCATCGCCAAGGTGCTGCCGCGCATCTGCGACCCGTTCCTCACGGCCGACGACATCGCCAAGCTCGAGGCCCCCGACCTGATGCAGATTGGCACCGAGATCGCGATTTTTTTGCTACCGAAGAATGCGACAGCGTCCCTCGCTGCATAGAAGACGCGATGGCCGACATCGCGGTGGTGTTCCACTGGCCACCCGCCGCGATGTACGAGTTCACCTTGCTGGAATTGACCGAGTGGCGCGAGCGCGCCCGCGAACGTAACGGGATGGAGTAGCGCGTGGATCTGAAACTACAGGTGCTGCTGCAGGCGCTGGACAAGGCCAGCGCCCCGCTCAAGAAGGTGCAGAGCTCC